ATTCCGCCTCGTTGTTGGCGGGAGCCTGCACGACGGTGAGGGGCCAGTTCTGCATGTAGCGGAAGGCTCGCCGAGGATCGCCGAGGTACCACGTGGTGTCAGTCGCCATCTGCCGCGCCAGTTGATTGGTCGACACGATCGTGTAGTTGGTGATGGGGTTGCTGCCCCGGGTCTCCGTGGGGCTGCCAGTCGTGGCGTACCCGGGAGTCGTGACAGTGATTTCCGTGGCATTAATGATCCGCCTGGCCGTGTAGAGCAACTGCCGAGTACAGATCAGATGCGACGGATTCAGCAGGATTGGCTCGCCGGTTTCCGGGTCGAGCATCTCCGAAAAGAGTTGCTCAGCCGCGTCGATGTCCGTCCAGTCAACCAAGGCATTTGTGGCCGCGAGATTGTCCCACGTGTGGCTCCCGGAGTTGTCTCCGTAAGTCGCGATGGTCGTATCCCGCCAGCGGTATCGATGGTCGGTCACGGTCTCATCGATCACGCAATTGATGGCCCGCTTCTCTTTGTTGAGTCCGAGGGCCTCGCCGACCTTCCGGCACCGATCCTCCAGCACGCCGGTACGGTCGAAGAAAATGGCTTCCTTCGTGACCTCGACGATCAGCCCGCGCTTGGTCGTGGTGGGCGTGTCGATGTAGGTCTGAGAGACGCCCGCCTTCGGGTACGGCTGGCCTTCGTCGACGATCAACGCCTCGTCACCGATGCCGCTGATTCCCGGGATACGCTCGCCGTTGAACTGCGTGTTGACCACGGGAATAATCCCGGTAAACACGAAGGCTTCCTGCTCGTAGGCCTCCATTACGGCGTTGTACAACAATTGTCCGCTGATCTTGGCGAACTGGCTGGACGCCACCACCGAGGCAGTTTCCCGCAGTTCGGTTGATCCGTTTTCACCGGGGGCGTACATCCCGGCAATCTCACGACCATCGGGGACGAAGTTCTCGAACAGCTTGCGGATCGAGAAGTCCGAGAAACGGATCTCTTTCTTCCGCAGTCCGTCATTCAGATCGGAGTAAAACCGATCGGTCTGGCCATCGCGTTGGGCAGCCTCGAAGAGACGCCGTAGTTGAGTGACATTCACCATTGCTTAGCGCTCCTGGCTGCAAGAGACATAATCCACGTTCAGCGTTTCCAGATTGGCCCCGCCGTTTTTCACTCCGAGGGCAATCTGCATCTCGGTCGCCGAAGTGAACACGTAATCGTGCTGAGCCACGGCCACGCCATCGACGAAGAAGGTCACGTACGCGTTGGTCGAGCTGTACGGCATGTACTCGATTCGGAGCACCTGGTACGCCGACCCGCCAGCGGTCTGGGCCTTCTTCGACAGATTGTTGACGTTGGTCGACGTCAACTCGTTGGTCGTCTGGGTCGTGCTCAGCGACGTTTCCGTCTGCCAGACAGTCCCGCCGTCGATTTTGAAAAAGACAGCACCGCTGTACGACGCGGGAGGACCAGCGCCATTGTCCTGCAACGAGTTCGCCGCCACCGCGTCCATCAGACCAACGAGGATGTTCGCGTCGTCGGTGTTGGCCTCGGTAAATTGCACGCGGGCTTCGAAGAGCAACGGCTTGTCAGCCGCGAACTTGAACACCTCGTTCGCCGACTCGATGTAGGCTTCGTCGTTGTCCGCCACGGTGCCGTCAGACGCCACGAGGGCGATAATCCCACCTGCCGCATCCCCGACACTCGCCGTGCCGGAATCGCTCAGGGTGGTCACCCAGTCCGCCGAGTCGACGTCGCGGGTGAAATCATCCTGAATCGTGAATTGGTTGCGGAGTCGCAGCAACTCCGGCAAACCGTCAGTACGTACTGCCATTGCTGGCCTCCTTAGTTGGAACGAATGGCAGCCAGAAACTGCCGGGAATCACTGGGATACGACACCGCCGCAGCCACCGGGGGAGAGACAGCCGGACGCCCCGCCCGTTGCGTCACCGGCCACGATTCGAGCAACGCCGCCCGCTTGTTGGCCTCGACAGCCAAGAGGGCCTTGAGTCGCTCAGGGGTGACTTCTCGGCCAGACGACTCCAGCAACTGCCGGGCGTCGTGGTCCGCCTTGACGATCGCGAACCCCTCCATGAGGGCGTCGAGCTTGCTCATGATCGGGGCCAACGATTCGGCCACCGCCTTTTTCACGTCGGGCATCTCTTCCTGCTCTTCCATCTCGGGCTCGGGCATTTCGCCAGCGGGGGCCGCGTCGGACTGCAGCATCTCCTGCGCCTTGAGGATCGCCGCGATGCGTTTCATCTTCGCCGCTCGGTCACCGTCACCGGCCAGCACTTCGGACACCATCGCGCCGAAGTAGTCTTCGTTTTCTTTGACGGGCAGATCGGCATATTCGCCCATCCCCTCGGCCGTGAGGATCTTCTCCTCACCGGCAGCCATCGCCGCTTCTCGAATCGTCATGCGTTGCTTCTCGCTTTCAAAAAGCCCCGCATTGGTGGCGGGAGTCTGGACTAGATCAATCGAGTGAACCCGCTCGACGGTCTCCACAATCACCCGCTGGCCATCCATGCGGACGGTTCCCTCGGCGTGATGCGACAAGCCGATACGGTTCGGGTTGCGCTCTGCTGCCTCAGCGACAAGCTCGGCTTGGGGATGTGACTTGAGGTAGTGCAGATCGCCATACACCGCGCCCTGCTCCTGCCGGACATTCCGAATCCAGCCGAACGCCTCGGCGAGTGGTCGATCTTTCCGCTCGGTTGCGGGGTGATCCACATTGACGGGAGCACCCTCGTACAGTCGGGCAGCCTCTGCCATCGCACGCGGGCTGTAACGCCTGCCGTTGCGGCTGTCCTGCCCAAGGATGCGTACCCCCTCGATCAGACCGGCTTCACGGTCAACTCGTCGGGGGGCAATCGTCGTCTGTTCGGTGAGTCGCATATCCCGATTGTCACCGACTGCCACTCCCCCGCAATATCTGCCCCAACAAAATGGGGCGTTCATACAAAACGCACCCTCGGGCAAATTTACCCGAGGGTCATGGAACCCGAATCTTCCGGGCTGCGGGCTCGGCCTTGGTCTCCAAATAGCACCGGCAATTCGGGTGCGCCGGCGGCCCGCCATTCTTGACGACTTCTGCCGATGCCCGCACACCGCCCGGGGCGACGAGGTTATCCAACACCAGCCCCCACAGATCAGGAACCTTCCCGTGTAGTGGCCGACAGACGGGACAGACCTTGCCGTCCTTCTCCGTGATCCACCGCGTCACGAGGTTGTAACCTGCGGGCTCGATCACGATTGCCGTCGCGTTGGTCCCCTCAGTCTGTGCCAGCGTCGTAGTCGTGGCTGCGGTCACTGCGTCACGATCCGGGCCGAGTGCCGACACCAGCACCCCCTCGACGTCCGCTGCCGTCCCTGTGCGGATCAGGTCACCCGATGCTGTGACGACCTCTTTCGCCGACTGCATTGACGATCTGGCAGACTCTGCTGCGATCGCCTGCGCCTTGATCAGTGCCTGTCGATATGCCTGCGTCCGGGTCGCGTCGCTCGGCTGTTGCCCGGCCGGTAGCAGTTCCTCCACGTGCTGATTGAGGGTGGCCAAGATGATCGCGAGAAGGATCAACGTGAGTTCCCGTCGCCGCTCCTCCTCCCAGCGGTTCCAATCGGCTTCGCTCACGTTGCGGATGTCCGGGGGATTGCCCAGCATCTCCCGCAGTTCCCGCCGCTGACGTGACGTGAGGCGAGACAGTCGCTTCGAGAAGTCGGCTTCCACGCCCATCCGGTTTGCCAATTCGCTCACTTCTTGCCGTCCTTCGCCTTGGCAAGTGCGATGGCTACCGCCTGCTTAGGTGGCTTGCCCGCTGCAATCTCGGTCTTGATGTTCGCGGCCACAGCTTTTGCACCCTTGCCCGGCTTCAGTGGCATGGCTCATGTTCTCCAAGATCGCCCGCGCTTCGGGCATGGTTGCGACACTCTCCAACGCCGCCACGACAGCAGCGTCTAGGCTCGACTCCCGCACATTCCCGACGATCCCCGCTGCCCAGTCAACGCCACTGGTGCCGCCCCAGCCCAACCACGCGACGTGACCGGCATCCCGCCACGGCTCGTTTTCGAACTCAGGAGCAACGTCCGCGTTCTTCCTGTGCCTCGCAAACGCCGCCATCCGCCCGACGGTCTCACGTGACAGATTCTCCCCGCTCGCTAGTTGATTGGCCCGGGTCCATCCGACCTGTGTCATCCCGGCCACCGCGTCCCCGTGCTCGTCCCTCCACTTCAGCACCCGGCGGGCGTTGTTGCGGGCTGCTTCTGGAGGGCTGTAGCTGTCCTCGGCTTCCCTGACCGGCATGATCGACGGGGCCGGCGCTTGGGTCGGTCCCTCCTCCGCTCGATTGCGTTGCTCTTCCTCCCAATCCAGCCCCATCTGACGGGCTGCAGTCCGCTTGGAGACGACGCCCATGCCCAATTGGATCTGGGAGACGTCCGCCAGTTCCCGGGCGTTCCTGGAGGCGACAGAGGGCTTCTGCACGGCAATGTCTACGATGGCCTCGATCTCTGGCCACGGCCGGGCAGTCAACAAGCCCCTATCGTGTTCGAACCGCAGCACCTTCCAGAGAAGGGCGGTGAACTCGCGGGCGTAGAACGACTGATCGGCCTCGCGGGCTTTGACAAACGGGGATTCGGCCACCAACGTCGACGCATAGTTGGCGTTACTCGCATCGCCGGACACCATGTATTCCGGCATTGCCCATCGCGTCCCGACGATCCGCAGCACGTACTGCGAGACTTCGAGGAAGCCGCTGTTTCGTTCGGCTCCCATCGGCCCCGGCTTGTAGACCAGCCCTGGCGACGGCTTCAGGATCGTACCCGGCTTGTACCGCTGGACGTTCTGCGTCTTCTGTCCACCGCCGACCACCTGCCGCCCGTACTGTGCCACGGCATCCGACGCCCCGAGGGTCTGAATGCTGGCCTGTGACGTCCCCGGGG